GTTGGTGAACCGCTATTGTATCTCTTTCTGCTCGAACTGGGAGCAATCTACCTCTGTTCCTCTCGAGAATGCTGATGTGAACACGAATGATATGCCGTCTGTTACTAATTTGTGTAGTCGTGTGTATTTCCGTGACTGTTAGTTGTGCGGGCCGAAGGCCAGAGCACTTTCGTGTTGGTTAAGTTGGGGGGGTTTGGTGCTTTGTGCAACCGTTCATTTGACCTCTAAAATGCCCAAAAGGGCAGCTAGTAAACGTTAATATTTCTGTTTTTGTTTCAAAATGGCGTCGCAGCCTCCCCCCCCACATTCAATTTTTTCCTACATAAAATCCAAAAGCACGAATATTTTTTTCTTCCCCACCCTCTATGGGGATGGTGGGGATGCGGGGATGCTGGGGATGCTGGGGATGGTTTTCGACCCCCACTTAATTTTCCTACATAAAATCCAAAAGCGCGAATTCACTCACTCGCTCAAGTGGTATGTGTGGTATGGTGGTATGTGTGGTATGGTGGTATGCTTTTCGACCCCCACTTATTTTTCCTACATATAATCCAAAAGCGCGCACTCACTCAAGGGTAACGGGGGTAACGAGGTAACGTGGGTAACGGGGGTAACGACTTGAACACTATATTAACTTCCGCTATGATTTCAAAAACCACCATCCATGAACAATGCAAAGTCCAGAGTGTGGTGCTGGACCATCAACAACTACAGCGATACAGATATTGCTGAACTCTCTGCTCTCTGTTCTACTCCTGGCGGTCCTAGCTTCGTGTGCAGCGGTAAAGAGGCAGCTCCGTCTACTGGTACCCCCCACCTTCAATGCTTCGCTTACTGGCCCTCCACCTGTAGCGGTCAGCGTTGGTCGTGGCTCCGTTCCCGTCTAACTCGCGCCGCCCATATTGAACCCGCATATTCTACTGCTGCTGCTTGTATTGCTTACTGTGAGAAAGAGAATGATGTTCTCACGTGGGGAACCCGTCCTAAATTGTCTCAAGGTCGTCGTTCTGACCTTGAAGATGTCCGTCTTGATCTTGAGCAAGGTTATAGTCTCAAATCTGTTGCTCGAAAATACTTTTCAAGCTTCTGTAAATATCATCGTGCATTCGATAAATACGCCGCTATGCAAGTTGTCCCGCGTGATTTCAAGTCTAAAGTTATCTGGCTCCACGGTCCCGCCGGTTGTGGTAAAACAAAGTGGTGCTACGACAATTACCCCCTTCTTGTCTCTCTTGAGTTCCAAAAAGGTTTCTTCTCTAACTATAATGGGCAGGAAACTGTCTTGTTTGATGATTATGACCACTCTACCTTTCCTGAAGAGCTTATTTGCCGAATTCTTGATCGTTATCCTTTCCAACTCCGTCAAATTGGTGGCTGGACTGAGTTCTGCCCACGTACTATCTTGATTACGTCGAATTATCCTCCTCCTGATACTGCTCGCATGAAACGTCGTATTGAATTAGTCATGCCGTTTGAATAATGTTGGGTCAGAAGTGCTCCTAATTATTACTGAGCACTTCCGCCCCAGCCCCAAGGCTGGGGCCAAAACACTATATAAATAAATTTCGTTTTAGAAAATTTCACCCGCTCCTCTGACTATCATGCCGTACCGTCGCAAGCGTAAACGTTCCTATGGTTTCCGACGCCGCCTTCGCCGACATGGTCGCCGTCATAGCCTCAAGTCCCGCCATTCTCGCTTCCGTCGCCGCAAACGCGGCCGTTCCGCTTATGTCGGTCAACGTTCCAAAGGCATGGTCCGACTTGGTCGCTCGCGTACTCGCACTCTTAGCCAGCGCGTAAAACGTCTCGAATATCCGACCAAGAAACATTTCGATCTTGTCCGTATCGTTGGTGGTCTCAATGAGCCCCGTAAGTTCCGTATTAACTGGTGGGGTTGCGATTACTTTGATGGTTCGCAAGCTCCTGGCACTGCTTCTGGTCTTGTCCTCTCTGAATGGCTCTCTATTGAGCCTCGCTCTCAGTCTAATGATATTGGTACCTTCTCTGGCAACTTCATTGCTGATCAACTGAATACTCGCGTCAATGACCGCGTCTTTGTCAAAGGCGCCAAAATTACTGGTCGCTTGGCCTGTCCGTTCCCTGAAAGGGTTCTTGATGAATCTGCTCTTCCCTCTGCTACTGATATGATACCTGATGCAAACATTGCAGCTTTGTCTTCTTGCTCTATCTGGATGGTTGTTCTCCGCGATAATCGTCCGTCGCTGACGGACGTGCAAGGCCAAATGACGCCCAACCCTGATGCGTTTAGTGACTCCGGTGACAATACTGGTCCTCTCGAAGCCAACTTCCAAATTATGAACGCCGGTGGTGCCGGTCAGATGAATACTCTCAAGGCTCTTGGAATGAATGGAGGACTCCGTTCCTACACCAAGTCTCGCTACACTATCGTTCATAAGCGAAGGTTTAATCTTTCGCAAGCTCGTCCGTTCCTTGACTTCTCTGTTTATGTGAAGCTCAACAAGTATCTTCGCTATGATGTGCAGCGTCCTGGTTTGACTCCGCCTGCACCTGCTCCGTCGTCTGTCGCTGGTCCTCCGTTGGTGAACCGCTATTGTATCTCTTTCTGCTCGAACTGGGAGCAATCTACCTCTGTTCCTCTCGAGAATGCTGATGTGAACACGAATGAT